GAGTACATTGACAAGCTGGACGAGTTAAAGATCAACATTAATGAGCGTCAAGCTGTAGCGCAATCTGCCGCTGCTGCTCTTGGTCGTAAGACTGATGAGATCTTGATCACAGCAATGGACGCGGGTGCTAACTCCACTCAAATCCATGACACTGGCTCTGCTCTTGAAAAAGCTGACTTGCTAAGCTTGTTCTCAACATTTGGCGCAGAAGACATTCCAGAAGACGGACAGCGCTACTTAGCAATGTCACCTGCTGGTTTTGCTGATTTGTTTGCTATCAACGAGTTTGCAAGCTCTGACTATGTTGGCCCACAAAACCTGCCATTCGCAGGCGGGATGACAATGAAAGAGTTCTTAGGCTTTAAGATCTTCTCAACATCTGCTGTAGCTGGTGGGAAAAACTTTGCGTACCATACTTCTGCGGTTGGGCTTGGCATTAATGCTGACGTTCAAACCGAAGTAAACTATGTGGCGCAGAAGGTTTCACACTTGGCAACATCAATGATGTCTATGGGTGCTGTTGTCATTGATGACGATGGTGTCTTTGAAGTTCTTGATAACAACTAAGGGGATGGGGGCTTCGGCCCCCATACTACTATGCCAGATGTAGCCAACACTTCTATTAAAGTATGCTCTCGTGCTTCCGTTCTTATGGGAGGCAGCGAGATTCAATCGTTTACGGATGGGACTGCTGAGTCTGCTGTCGTAGATGCAATGTATGAAGATACTGCTACTGCTGCGCTCACCAGTATGCGCTGGGGTTTTGCGACTACTCAAAGTACACTGGTGCGACTTGCTGCTGTTCCTGATGGGCGCTGGGATGCGGCTTATCAAATACCGTCCACATCACTAATGGTTCACGCTATAACTGTTAATGAGTATCCAATTAAGTACGATATTTATGCTGACATGGCTTACTGCGATGCAGTCGCCACAGACACTTTAATCTGCGATCATACATTTAGGGCTAGTGAAGCTGACTGGCCTCCGTTCTTTACTATTGCTGTAGAATATATGATGGCTGGCATACTTGCTGTTTCTGTTGCTAGGGATTCACAGCTTGCTCAGATGATGGACGAGCGAGCGCAGTTCCATATGATGAGAGCTAGAAGGCTGGATTCACAACAGCAAACAACTAAAAAGCTAAACACATCGAGGTTTATTGCTGAAAGGCGAAGTTAATGCAGAAAGTCAGAGTACCCATTAACAGCTTTCAGTATGGTGAAATCAGTGATTCTCTTTTAATGAGGACTGATTCTGCTGTTTATTCTGCGTCTGCTCAAAGCTTACAGAATATGATTGTTCTTCCTGAAGGCGGTGTTAAGAGAAGGCACGGTTTTAAGTATAAAACAAGTGCCAACTTTGTTACCGGCGCTGCTGCAAATAAAAAGATTAGACTTTTTTCTTGGGTAACTGGTGAGCCTGTTGGATATGGTAATACTTTAAGCGACGATACTAATAGATATGTTATTGGGATTGGGCATGGCTATATAGCTTTTCCATTTAGAACAACCCTTATTGGCGCTCAAGGACTTACTCAAGATGTTAACGGCGATGCGCTTCCGTTTGATGAAGATGACTTGCATGAGTACAACATTACTAGATACGGCGATATTGTTATTATCTGCCATAATAAGTTTGCTCCTAGAATTTTAACAAGAAAAGCAAGCACTACTCAAAGTGGACAGTTTGACTTTGAGGTCAGTGTATTATCGTTTAGTCAAAGAGCGGATAACAAAGTTACTTTTCAGCCTTATTCTACGTTTCAAGATAGCGGTGTTACGCTTGATCCTAGCGCTACTAGCGGCAATGGAATTACGCTTACAACAAGCGCTGCTTACTTTGATACCACAGGCTCACAAACAGGTGGTGATTACTTAGATTCAAAGCATGTTGGTACAATTATAAGATACCATGAAGATGAAATAACAATCACCAGTGTTCAGTCTTCTACGCAAGCCACTGGCAATGTGCATGAAAACTTAGATGTAAGACTAAGTGTAGCAAACCCATTAAGAACTACTGATGGCAGCGCAACAGTTGAAGTTACGCATATTAATCACGGCTTTCAAGGCGGTGAGGCCATTGTTATTTCTAATGCAGTAGCTGTTGGCGGTATAAATGCTGCTCAAATAAATGGATCAAGAACAATTGATTCTGATATTATAGATGAAAATACTTATAGCTTTACTGCTGGATCTAGTGCAAATCTTTCAGAAGATGGTGGTGGCAGCGTACAAATTTCCTCTCATGCGCCTAGTCCTAATTTTGATGAACAGTCTTGGTCTGCTGTTCGTGGCTACCCAGCAGCCGTTACCTTTCATCAGAATAGATTAGTATTTGCTGGCACACTGTCAGAGCCAGATTCTATTTACTTTAGTAAGATTGGAAGCTTCTTTAACTTTGATGTTGGCGATGCTGCTGATGATGATGCAATACAAGTTACTGCTGCACTTGGGGAAATAAACCCAATTAGGTATTTGGTTTCTAACCGTGACTTGCAGATCTTTACTGGGTCAGCAGAGCTTTACATACCTACATTTCAGAACCAACCGCTTACTCCAACTAATCTACAGATACGAAAGCAAACACCATACGGGTGTGAGTTTGTAACTCCCACTCCGATAGACGGTGCGACTTTGTTTGTAGAACGTGGTGGTAGGACGGTTAGGGAGTATTTGTTTACTGACAATGAGAGCGCTTATACTTCTACTGCTATCTCAACAATTGCTAGTCATTTAATTAATACTCCAATAGATATGGCGGTATCTAATTCAAGCTTTGATACATCTGAAAGTTATGCTGCGTTTGTTATGACTGACGGAACAATAGCTTTGTTTAACTCAAACAGGGCTGAGAAGAGAGCGTCTTGGACAAAGATCTCTAGCGACTTTGGATCGTTTGATGCTGTGACTGCAATGGGTGGTATTATCTATGCTACAATTAAAGATTCTGATGGTTACTACTATTATGGTAGCTTTGAAAATACGACAGACTTTGAAATTGGATTAGATGGCTGGAGAGAAAGATCTATTGTTAGCAATGAGGTTGATCTAAGTAGTATAGCTGGTCAGCCTTGGGTCAACGGAGATACGGTGACTGTGCTGGCTAAGGATGCTGATGATACACAGCTTTCTCATTTAGGTACGTTTACTATATCTGGGAATGTAATTGATTTGTCTGCTTACTCAGCGTTTAACTATACTACAGCTTACATTGGGTCTGCATTTACCTCTAAGATTATTACCAATCCTATTGATGCCTCGATGGGCAATGGCCCTGCGACTGGTGAGATTAGAGGACTAACTAACATTGTAGTTGATTTTAAAGACACTAGATCAGCCAAGGTAAACTCAAGACCATTGGTTACAACTTCAGCGTTTAGCGGAAAGAAAGAGTTTCGTCTCTTGGGGTATAACCGCACAGCGCAGATAACAATAGAACAGGATCATCCATTGCCGTTGCAGGTTAATGGATTAGTAGCGGAGCTAGTAGTTTAATGTGGCAATTAATTGCAGCAGGGGTTGGCGCAGCAGGTCAGATTGCAGCGGGTCAAGCGCAGCAACAAGCCTCTCAGCTAAATGCTTTTAATATTAAAACAGATAAAAAGTTAAATAAGGTTCAAGCCTTACAGCAAGCTAGAGCTAGGCAAGAAGAATATGACTTAGCAACTTCTGCTAATGTAGCTGCATTCGCGGCTGCTGGTCGTGATGTGGGTTCAGATAAAAGTGTGCAGGCTTTCTTAGAAAGACAAGAAGAACTTGTTGGAGAAGATATTGGCCGGATTGCAAGACAAGAAAGCATACAAGGCATGAAGTCAGAAATGGCTGCTATGGCTGAAAAACGCCGTGGTCGAAATGCTTATGTTTCCTCTTTGTTTAGTGCGGCTGGAACTATAAGCCAAGGCATTTATAAATATCAAATGACAAGAGCACCAGTCGCGTCACGCGGTGGTGGAGGGGGCAAGTAAATGGCTGTAATTAGAGAAAGAACGAGAGTCTTTAATCAGCCAGTTGGTGTTGTTAGAGCAGATGCGGGAAGCGCAGATATTGGA